TATTGACGAGAAACAATATTGATGATTTAGATGCAGATACGGTTCAAATGTCCACAATTTGCGGTAAGTGTTACAGGCTTTGTTATGTAGACAGTGAAGGTTTTGTAAAAATAAATCTTATTGATCCGTGGGAGATAATAGAAATATATGATGTGCAAGGTACTGTTATATATTCTATCAGATATTATAAGCTTACAGAAGATATTACAGCAGTTGATATATACTCTGAAAAAAACAGAGAGCATTGGATAATTGAAGGTGATACAGCATCTCCGAATACAGACGAAAACGGAAACTATATATTTGAGCATCTTTTCCAGTACAATCCCATGATAAAATTCCAAAACAATAAAGAAGAGCAAGGTGATTGTGACAAAGTTTTAGAATTAATTGATAGTTATGATAGAGCTTTTTCTGATGTAGACTCAGAGATAGAACAGATGAGGTTAGCATATTTAGCTTTTTATGGTGTAGAGTTTGAAAGCGGTGATTTAGACAAGATACGACAAACAGGAGCAGTTACAATGCCGATAGACTCAAAAGCAGAGTTTATAACAAAAGATTTGAATGATGCTATATTAGAACATAAGTTTGACAGAACAGAAAAAAATATATTGAGATTTGCAAATAGTGCTAATTTTACCGATAATAAATTTGCTACAAGCTCGGGTATTGCACTTAGATATAAATTGCTGCCCCTGGAAAATAAAGTTAAAAAATCAGAAAGAAAATTTTCAAAAGGTTTAAGAGACATGTTTAAAGTTCTAACAAGTTTTATGAATATTACAGGCAATATAAATTATTTAGATATTGACTTTATTTTCACAAGAAACGTACCTATAGATATTTTGGATGAGGCAGAAGCTACGAATAAATTAAAAGGTTATGTTTCAGAGACAACAAGATTAGGACAATTAACTTTTGTTACAGATGTAGACAAGGAGAAACAACGAATGGAAGAAGATATGACAGGGAGCGTTGATTTTATTAGCGTTGCGAGTACAGAAGTTGATACAGACGATATAGACGATGAAGAGGACATATCACAAGGGTAAGTTTTTATAGAGTGCTTAAATCGTCGCTCAGGAGCACGACTTTTTTACAAATGAGGTGGGTTTTTTGGCTACAGAAAAAAATTTAAAAAAGCAGGAAAAATATCTTTTAGCACTAGAAAAATCAAAAGAAAAAGAACTTTTAAAGGCATTTGTAAAAAGTAATGCTAAAATAAAAGCAGATATAGCGCTATTATCAGAAAATGGAACGTTGACAGGTGTGGAGATTATGAGGTATAATAGATTAGTAGAGTTACAAAACAAAGTAATTATAGAAATAAAAACCCTTGCAAAAGAAACAGGGTTAATTATTAACAATTCTGTAATAGAGCAATACCAGGAAGGATACAACACAACAAGTTTTTTACTTGAAAAAGATATTGAGGCTGACATGTCTTTTTCATTGATACCGAAATATGAGGCAAAAGAGGCTATTATAAACCCACTATCAAAAGTTGGTTTTGTACAACGAAACACAACTAATCTAGCAAAGACAGCAATGGATCTAAACAGTATATTGGCGCAAGGAATCATACAAGGAAAATCATATAAAGATATTGCCGATATCGTAAATGATAAGTTCAACATTGGTTATCAAAATAGCCTTAGAATTGTAGAAACTGAAAATCACAGAGTAAATCAAAAAGCATCCGAAGACTCTGCAAACTTTGTAGCAAATAAAGGCGTAATTATGCAAAAACAATGGAGAGCATCTATTGACGCTTCAACACGAGAAACTCACGGGGAAGCAGACGGACAAATAGTAGATTTAGATAAGCCGTTTATTGTTCAAGGTGAAAATTTAATGTATCCCGGAGATCCTGCGGGTTCTGCAAGTAATGTTATAAACTGCAGATGCGTGAGTATAAAATTAGTTTCAGGATACAAACCAAGTTTTCGAAGGGTAAGAGGAGAAGGAATAGTGCCTTACACGAATTATACCGATTGGAAAGAAAATCATAATTTGCCAGTAAGATCATAAAACAAATAGGAGGGCGAACTTTTAAAAGGACGAACTCAAGGAGGTTACAAAATGCCAAACGAAACAGTAACAATACCAGAAACAAAAGAAACAATACCAGAAACAATATCAGAAACAGAAACAATACCAGAAACAGAAACAATATCAGAATCAAAAGACTCAGAGACTCAAAAAATGATGAGTTATGAAGACGCTATGAAATTAGTACAATCACAATCTGACAAGGTAAGGACAGATTACACAAAAAAAGTAAAAGAAAAAGAGCAGGTTATAAAAGATCTTGAACGAGCTAGTATGACAGCAGAAGAGAAAAGACAAGTAGAACTAGCAGACAAGGAAGCAGAGTTAAGTTTGAAAGAACAACGACTTTTGAAAAATGAAATGACATTAAAAGCTAATGATCTTTTACGTGATAGTGATTTGGATATCAGTTTAAGAGATGTTGTTTATGCTGACACTGAGGAAAAAATAACGGAAAATATTAAAAACGTTAAAACAATTATCGATAAAATTGTTGAAAGCGAAGTGCAAAAGAAGTTTAAAGAGGTTGGATACATCCCCGGAAAACAAGGTATCGGGACGATACAACCTAAAGTGGATGAAAGCAAATTAACCGATGCTGAGTGGAAAAAACAGTTCGGCGACATGTACAAAAAAACTAGAAAATAAGGAGATGAGTTTTTAAATGGCTACTATATTAACGCCTCAAGAAATAGCAAGAAGGGCATCATTAAGACTCCAAAGTACTTTAAACTTTGGAGGTTTGGTATATTTAGATTATAGTGAGGACTTTCAAAAAGTAGGAGACACAGTAAACGTAAAGGTACCAGCTACATTTACTGCCGATGAGTTTTCAGGAACTACAAGCGTACAAGCAATAACAGAAGGTTCAGTACCAATTGTAATGAACGTCTTAGCTGATGTTAGCGTGAACGTAACAGCAAAAGAAATGACACTGGATATAGATGATTTTGAGACACAAGTAATTGACGGTGCCGTGTTAGCCATAAAAGAATTAATTGATCAAAAACTTGCAGGGTTATATGTAGAAATCCCATCATTTACAGGCGTGGCAGGTGTAACACCTTCTACACTGAAAACAGGATTTACAAACCCTAGAAAAGTTCTGAATATTGCGAAAGTTCCAATGGGTGATAGAGCGGTTGTATTTGATCCAGAAGCTGAGGCTGAATTGTTAAATTTGGACGCAATTGTTAACGCTGATAAAGCTAATTCTGATATGGCACTTAGGGAAGGTTTCATGGGGAAAATCATGGGTATGGACACATTTATGAATCAAAATGTACAAACACATGTAGCAGGAGGTTATACAGCACTAGCAGATGTAACAATAACAACAGGTGCAGCAGGAGCAACATCTATAATTTTGACGAGTACAGCAGCGGCAGCAGTTACAAAACTATTAAAAGGTGATATATTCACTCTTGACGGCGTACAATATACAGTAACAGCAGATACAGCAGCAGCAATAGCAGGAGTAGTTACAGTTGGTATTTATCCTGCACTACCTGTAGCCTTTGGAGCAATGACAGCAGTTACAGTAGCGTTTGCAGATGTATCATCTAGAGCGCATGTAGCCAATTTAGCATTCCATAAAAACGCATTTGCACTTGTTTCAAGACCTCTAGAGACTCCTATGGATGGTTCGGTTTCAAGCTATACAACAGCAGTTGGCGGGGTAGCAGTAAGAGTAACAACATCATATAACTCAAGTACTAAAACTAATTCAATTTCATTTGATGCGCTATTTGGTGTGAAAACAATACAACCAGAATTAGCTACAAGGATTTTAGGGTAGTAAAAAAGGAGGTGCAGTTTTTTGAGATGTGGAAAATGTGGGAAGGAATTTAGCCCCAAGGTTTATGAAATACATAAAAAAACATGTGATGGTAATATAATCATTATCCCAAAAAAAGCAGATACCCTAGAGAAAAGTAGAGAGGATCTTAGGAAAGAAGCGGCAAAACTTGGTATTAAGGGTTACAGCCGAAAAACAAAAGAAGATCTTTTGAAAGCAATCGAAGGTGAAAAATAATGGGCGTGGATTTTGTAAAAAAATAGGCGGTATAGAAGACGATGTGTATGTAATTGTTACAAATTTTATAGAGGAAACAAAATTGACGGATGCGTATTTAACAAAGATCGGACAGATAAAAAGGGTGTGATGATATGAGCATTACAACACTTTCCAGAGTAAAAACTATTTTAAAAATCACAGGAACAGAGCAAGACGCAGTAATAGAAATGCTAATCCCGTTAGTAGAAGAGACAATATTAAATTATAGGAACAGAGCGTTTGATACAGATAGTTCAGGCACTGTATACCCACTTGAGGCTGAAATTATAGCTATAAAAATAATAGGTGTGCAGTTAAGGGGAGATTATGAGGGTATAAGTTCGTATGGCTTAGATGACTGCTCCACATCTTATGAAACATCTGCTGACTCTGTACCTATAAAAGTATTGCTGCAAGACATACGCCGTTACCCGGTTGTGATTTAGATGTCTTGTAGGATGATAGACAAAAAAGGATATCCAATAACGATACAACAAAAAACAGTGACAACTGGTAACGGTTTTACAGGCAATACTGTAACGTGGGCGACATTTGCAACAGTAAAAGGAATTATAAATGCTATAAAAGGGAATGAGTCTATGTCAGCAAATAAAAATACAGTTAATTCCACACACAAATTGTTCTTATATCCTTTAGAAAATTTAACGACAGATCACAGAGTTTTTTATAACGATGAGTATTACGATATAGATTTTATAGATGATCCTATGAATTTTTCAGAGTTCTATAAGGTGTTTTTGAAGGCGAGTGATAATTATGTCAGTGCAAGTAACTAATAATATTCCAACGGCTCTAAACGATTTAAAAACAGTAAAAGAAACCGCGTTATATGCTCTTGGCGAGTTCCTAAAGACAGAAGCGCAGTCAAGAACACCCGTTGATACTGGACTTTTAATATCTAGGAATGCTTACATAGTAGACAAGGAAAAATCAAAATTAATTGTAGGTAACGATGTGGAATATGCTATTGATGTAGAAAAAGGCACGAGCAAACAAAAAGCACAACCATTTATAGAGCCTGCTGTACGTGACAATATCTTACCAATACAAAATATTGTAAAAGCTGAGATGAAACGAGGTGGGTTTTAAGTGGATCTAAACATAGGTATCTTTATTGCTCAAGAATTAAAAAAATTAAATGATAGGGTTTTTTATGAGCTGCACCCAGACGATGTGACAGCAATTTTCCCATATATAACATTTTTTGATAGAGATGATAAAAACGATGAAAACGTAAGCGGCACTTTGACAGTATATATTGATATTTGGGACAACAAAAGCGGTAATACGCTTGTACTTGAAACACTATCCAAAAACATACAGAAACATTTTAAGAATATGGTTTTTAGTTCCTCAAAATTTTGGGTTAGATTTTTAAAAGGTTCCGTACTAGCTTTACCCGACACAGACCCGAAAATCAGAAGGCGGCAAATAGTTTTAATTGTGAAATATTATAATAAAGAAGAATTATAGGGAGGTATATAAAACATGGCTTTTGAAAGTTTGTATAATACTGAGAATTACGGCGGTTTTTTAAGTGACACGCCGGACCACATGGTTTTGGACTCAGGAGCGTTATTCGTTGATTTTGTAGTTGGCGTGGATACATATGATACAGCACTAGCCGCGGGTAAATTAATTGGTTCAACACAAGGAGCGGTTACGTTTAGTGCAGTTCCTGTAATGAGACAGCCTCAAGTTAACGGAGTAAAATCCAAAGCAAAAGGGCTTAATTTTATTGAATCATGGGAAACTTCAATGACTGGTAACGTAGTAACATTGACAGCAGACGCGCTGGAACAATTGTTAGTAGCTTCCGACGTAGACGTTTCAGATGATTTTTGGGACAAATTCACAACAAAATATTATGTCCAAAACTCTGATTACATAGATAGTTTAACACTTGTTGCAAAAGTAACAGGATCACAGAAACCTATATATATCGTGATAAAAAATGCTTTGAATATTGCAGGGATTGTTTCAAGTTTTGCAGATGGAGCAGAGGCAGTTATACCTTTCACATTCGAAGGTAATATTAATTTGTCAACAGCAGAAACAAGATCTACAGTACCTTTTGAAATATACAGACCAAAAGCAGAAGGTTCTGTAAGTGGTACAGCTTCTACAGGAGCAGCAGCACAAGGAACATTAACAATTGATGTTTTACCGACAGCGGCAGAAACAATTACTGTGGGTTCTACAGTATATACTTTTGTAGCTGCAGTAGACTTTAACGCAGCAGGTGAAATTTCACTAGGGGCAGGTCTTACAACTTGTCAAGCAAATATTATAGCAGCAATAAATGGTACAGACAGTTATAATTCAGCTAACGAGTACGTAAGTATAGCAGATTTTGCAACAAACGACGCAATATTGACATCATTAGTTCCAGGAACAGCAGGTAATGCTATAGTAACTACAGAAACAATGGCAGCAGTAACAAATATATTTGATGCAGCAGTATTAGGAACAACAACAGCAGGAGCAGGTGACGTTGTAGCAGGTGCTACACTTACTATTACAATAGGTTCAGAGACATTTACAGCAACATCAGGCGCAGACGGTACATTTACTATACAAGCAGTACCTTATAGCACTAGCGCAGGGTATACAGTAGCAGGTGCAGGAACAGGAACAACAGGATCAATCACTGGTGTAATTGTAAATGGTGGAGAGGATACAGCTGCAGGAGTTGTGATATTAAGCTAGGAAAAGTAAAAAAAATAATATGTTATAAATATAAAGGGTGGGGCGAGTTCCTGCCCTAAAAATTTATTTAGGG